AAACAGGCAGGGGTAACCTCAGTCATGTCGATCTGCTCTCTCAGGTCGGCCACGCCCCGGGAGCGTTGGCGCGCTCGCCGGGGTCCATTGTCGTTACGCCTGATTCTACCGTTTCCGCAGGTCAACCACGTTGCCGAATAGGTAAGTTGAGGCTCGGGGCACAGCGTCAGAAGCGTCATTCGTTGCCCCCCGTCGTGTCCCAGAAAGCGGTGACCGTGCCGCGGCAGCGGATGCCGCCCTCGCACGCGTGGTACGGGCCGGCCCCGTAAGCGGCCGTGACGTCGGCGAGCGAGGTGAAGTTGGTGCCGTCGATGGCGCGGCACGGATCGCATGTGTTGGTGTCGTTCTTCTCACTGGCGACCCACCGCGCGGTCGGCGCGGCTTCGAGGGTGGCGATCCGTCCGGTGTTCTGCGCGCGGTGGATGGCGCCGCCGAGCTGGTCCCGCTTGAACACGCCCTTGATCTTGCGGAGCGTGTTCTTCACCGCGTTCGCGACGTCGGAACCGGACACCCCAGGAACGAAGCGGCGCACCGCTTCCTGCGCGGCCGTTGATGCGAGGCCAGAGGCAATCAGCGAGGCAACGGCCGTGGCGATCGAGGTGAGTTCGTCGCCGAAGTTGATGATCTGGCCCGGGCGCAGGCGCGCGGACAGCGACTCGTCGACCTGGGGGGCCGTCACCTGCACGCCCTGCTTGCGGGCTTCGTCTGCCATGCGGTCTGCGGCCTGCTGCGCCGCGGCCGCGAGCGCGGTCCGAACGGTGTCGGCGGCGCGGCTGGAGTCGAGGGTGAGCTCGGCCAGCGCTGCTGTGTCGTCGTCGCTGATGGCCTGCTCGATCTGGGTGCCGAGCTGGTCGATCCATGCGTCGTCGATCGGGGCGAAGTCGGTGAGGAGCACGGTGAGGGCGGTCTCGTGGTCCTGCTGCATCTGCTCCAGCGGATCGACGGCGGCATTGCGCGGGCCCGGGGCCCGCCCGAACAGCCCAGCAACTGCCTCATCCCACGACGCCGCAGGAGCGCCAGGAGCGGCCGTCGGCAGCACGGGCGCAGGGGCCCGGCGCATCGCCGGCAGGCCGACCGCGGAGAGGATGTCGTCCGCGTCCCACAGCTGTGCTTCCGCGAGTTCCTTCGCGGCCTTGGCGCGTGCGGCAAGCTGTACCGACTCGGTCTCGACGTCCGTGGGTACCGGGTCGCAGTAGTCGAACTCCAGGCTGTCCGCGGCGCGCCCGTACATGGGGAGCAGCTCGTGGTTGAGCGCGGCCTTGATGCGCTCCAGGCGGGGGATGGTCTGCTGCTCCGCGAACCACGCCTTCGCCGCGAGGGCGGACGCCCTGTTGATGTCCTCGAAGTCGCCGATGGCGCTCTTCGAAATGCCGTACGCCTCGCGGACCCGGTCCGCGGTCGCGCCGCGCAGCTCGACGAACTGCATGTCCCGCTGGCTGATGGTGCGGTCGATCCACTTGCCCTGTTCGAGGATCGCCACCCGGTGCGCGTTCGCGACCCCTTTGTGCTGCTCGGCCCACCGGTCCCGCAACTCGGTGAACTCCTGGTCCGACAGTCGCTGGTCGAATTGCAGGATCCCGCCGGGCTGCGCGCTGTTCATGAAGAACGCGCGTGACCACTCGGCCGCATACCTCGACGTGTCGAGGTCGGGCAGGATCGACAGCACTGGGGACAGCCCGCGGTACGGGTCCAGCGGGTTCGGCCGGCGGAGTTGGATGACCTGGTCGAGTTCGAGGGGGACCTGCTCGCCGTCGGGCGCCGTGTAGATGTAGCCCTTGAGGAAACGCTCGCGGTCCGGGACCGGGGTCATGCGGTCGGGGCGGACGGGCCACAGTTCGAGTGGCAGCGTGGATGCGGCGTTGCGTCCGATGACCCACCAGGATTCGCCGGTGAGGTCGTAGTGCTGGGTGGACGACTCGACGAACTCCTGCCGCGGCATGAATCCGTTGGGCTTCCGCCACAGGTCGAGCGCGGCATGGCTCGTGACTTCGACGCGGTCCTCGGCGCGGCCTGACTTGGCCTTGCGGTACAGCTTCCAGTCGACGAGCGCGGTCGCGTTGGAGGTGCGGTCGACGATCGCGAAGAGCGTGGACACCGCGGACATGGCCCGCATCTGGCCTTCTGCGTCACGGCGGGCGCCGAACATTCCGTACGACTGTGCGCGGCTGGTGTACGGGATGGGCAGGTCGGGGGTGCGGAGGCTGGCGGCTGCGTTGGCGAGGGAGCCGAAGAGGGTTCTTCCCACTCGGCACCTCCCTCACGTCAGTCGCTGTCGAGCACCCATTGCAGGACGCAGGTGAGGAGTCCTCCGGTGATGAGACCGACCCCGGTTCCGAAGATATTCCAGCATCCTGCTGTGATGAGTGTAAATCCTCCTGTCAACATGGATGCTGGCCGCAAATCTTTCAGCTTCTTGGGGTTCACTTGAAGGTTCCTCATCACAGCCACCTCACACGCGGACGACCCCCGAGATCCCGAGCGGCAACCATGTACCGCATCGCGTCCATCGAGTGATCGTTCTCCTTTACCGGCGCCTCTTTCAGACCACCGCTGTTGCCCGGCTTCACCGCCCACACATAGCCCGCGATCTCCTCCGACCCGCAGGCCGGCAGGGACGCCGACTCCAACTCCGGATCCCGCTCCACCAGCGCCCCACGCGCGATGAACAGGCGCGGCCGCCCGTCCTCCTGCACCCGCAGTCGGGCCTGCACCGCCTGAATCCCATCGCTGACCGTCTTCGTCGCAGGCTTCGTCGGTAGCCCCAAGTGGCGCTCCAGGGTGGCCCGGTCCTCCGCGTCGTGGTCCGCGTAGATCGCGCGCGGGAGCTGCCCGCGCGGCTGTCCGGACGGGTAGAACAGCAGGTCTTTGATGGTCTTCGCGTGGTCCTCGACGAGGCGGCGGGTGTAGTAGATCTCGTTGGCTAGGTACAGGCGGCCGTCGGGGTCCTCCCACCAGTCCTGGTAGACGAACGGGTTCGTGAACCCGAAGTCGACCGTTCCCCAACGGGTCCACGCCGCCGTCGGCTTGACCGCGTCGACCATGTGGATCGCGTCGTCCCACGCCTCGTAGATCTGCCCCTCGGCCGCCGCCCACTTCCCGTCACGGAGCCGCAGCCGCCGGACGCCGGTGAGCTTGTCGAGCTTCGCGAAGTAGTCGACGCCCTTCGCCGTGAGCGTCCCGTCCGCGTTGACGTAGGCGGGATTGTCCTTGTGCCGGGAGACGAGCATGCGGGCAGTGCCGTCGTCGGCGCGCTGCTTGAGCCAGTGCGTCGGATGGCTGGGGTTGCATGCGGCGATCTGCTGCTGCCAGGAGAGGACACCGTTACGGAGGCGGGTGCTGATGGACTCCCAGTCCGTCTTGGTGAGTTCAGTGGCCTCGTCGACGAACACGAGGTCGTACTCCGAAGACATGATCTTCTCGGGCTTGTCGAGGCCCCCGACCACGATGACGCTGCCGTTGGAGTACCGGTAACAGGCGGCCTCCCGGGCGGACCCGCCGAACCAGGAGACGATGCTGCGGGCCAGCGCGTCCGCGGCGACCTTCTTCTCGTACGTCACCAGCGTCGTCGAGGTGAGGGACACCCCGGTCTTGCGGGCGATGAGGCAGCGGATCCCCGGGTTGTGGAGCGCGGCAAGGTGCACACGGAACAGCGCAGCGAGGGACTTCCCGGTGCCGGCGGGCCCGGCGAGGACTACTTCGCTGTCGCGGGTGCGGAACAGGTCGCGTGCTGCGCCGCGGGGTTCGTAGCGGACGATCGCGTCCTGGTCGAGCGCGGTCGTCACCCGAGGCCCACGAGGCTGTGGTGGCGGCGGATGCGGTCCTCGCGGTCGATGAAGTCGCGCAGCCAGGGCGCGCCAATACGAGCCTCGCGGCGTAGCACCAGGGCAACGGCCTCCCGGTTGTGCGGGTCGCGGAGCCACGCGGCGACGTCGGCGGCCGCGGGCTCGGGCGCGATGAGCCAGCCCCATGCCGTCGGCTCCGAGGCGGGGGCATCGTCGGCGGCGTCAAAGCACAGGTCCAGGTGTGGCTTGCACAGTCGGACGAGGCGCCCTTCAGGGCATTGCCACCAGGCGAGTGGGCCTGAGACGCAGGTGGGGAGGCGGAGTTCGCAGGGCCCAAGTTTGCTCACGTGAGGTCCTCCGGGTCGACTCCGACGACCTCGTACCGGACGCTTCCGGACAGTGCGACCTTCGCGGGCTGCTTCATCCCGGTCAGATTCCAGAACGCGTCGAGAGTCTGCCGTGCCTCGCGGATCGCGGCGAGCTTCGGCGCGCTGTCCTTCAGCGGCTGCCCGTCCACACCGGTGACAACCTTGCCGTGGGAGACGACGACATGGTCTGTCTCCAGCACGTCGAGGGCCGCGTCGTACAGAGTCTCCAGCCGGTCCATGTGCAGTTGGAGGAGCTTCTCGGCGGGCCCGCGGATGATCTCACGGAGGACACCCCGGATGGCCTTGCGCGCGGTGCTCTTGTCGTAGTAGCCGAGCTCGTCGGCGATGGCCTGCAAGGTCCAGCCGTCGGCTTGGAGTTCGGCCGCGCGGGCGTCGCGGGCCGCGCTCTCGGCGGTGCGGGTGAAGCGGTTCATCCCGTCGCGGGCCCTGGCTTGACTGTCGCCGGTGGTGTGGCCGGCGGGCTGCTGGGGCTGCTCGGCCGGTACGGGTGGCTCGTTACCGGTATCCATGGTCTGATGGTAACGAGGGTGTGCAACTGGTGGACGGTGGTGCACGCGGTGAAGGCCCGCTTCCCTGACTGGGCGTCCAGGGAATGCGGGCCTTCTGCGTGCGGTGGGGTCAGGACTGGGTGAAGTTCAGGGCGTAGGCGGGCGGCTCCTTCAGCACGCTGGCCACTGGCGTCCACTCCAACTCGTCAACCGGGCCCTCAATGCTGCGGAGGTGCTTGTATCCCTCGCGCGGCACGAAGAGGGCCGCTCCGTCCTCGGTCCACACGGCGAGCGCTGGCACGGCCCCGCGCGTCTCACGCTCCGGGGAGAGGTGCGCGTCGGACCGGGCCCACAGGTAGCCATCCCCGTCTCGGCCGATCACGGGTCGGCCGGGGATGCCCACCGTGTTGAACCATCCCCAGGATCCGGCGTGGTTGGGAATCTGCCCGAGTGAGGGCGGGCACGGGTAGTCGGGGAGGTCCATGGCGCGGGCCTGCTTTCGGTCGCTCATGCGGTTCATCCTGTCAGCGGTCGGGGCGGGTCTTCGGTGCGTGCGGGGACGGGTGGGAGCGCGGGGCGGCCTACCACCAGCCGTTGCGGGACCGCCAGATGGGCGTGTTCCGCCCGGTGGCCTTGCGGTGGGCGAGAACCCCGAGCAGGTAGAACGGCTTGACGCACCACCAGGCGAGCCAGGCTTCCGCGACGACGATGTAGCCGATCAGCTTGAAGACATCGGCTGCTGAGCTGGAGCCGGACCGGCGTCGGCGCCGACGGCTGGTGAGTGGGATTGATCCGCCGATGGAGAACGGGCCGGGGAGCGGGATGGAAATCCGAAGACGCACGGGTGCAACCTTTGTGGACGTTGGGCGCGGAGTCGCTGCGGAGCATCTTCTCGTGCTCGGGCGGGCGATCGCGGTGGATACGGGTGGATAGGTCAGGCGCTGCGGGTGTCGCGCTTCCAGGCGTTGCGTTCGCTGCGCTTCACCCGGCGACGGGCCGTCTTCCGCTGTCGGCCGGGCGCCTGACCGCAGCAGTGACAGTCGCGGCCACCGGGACCGTCCGGACAGGCGCGGCCGATCATTCGAGACATACGGGTCTCCTCTCAGGCGGCGGGCCGGAAGGGGCCCCAGTCGCCGCGCATCACGCGGTTGTACGGGCGGTCTTCGACTTCGAGGGGAAGGTCGGACCAGACGAGGTGGGTGATGCCGAGGTCGATCGCGGCAGCCACCCGATGGTGGCCGTCGACGAGCCACGGCGCACCGTGGAAGGTGCGGATCATGATGGGGAGTTCCATGCCGGCCTGGCGGATCTCGTCGAGGAGGCCGGCATAGTGCTCGGACTTCCGCTTGTGGTCGAGGATGTCGCGGACGGACAGGCAGTCGACGGTGTCGTCATCGTCGGGCGTGGCCATGTCGAGAACTTCGGTGACGGGAATGATGCCGAGCATGGCGGCCTCCTAGGCGGCGAGCGCGTCGGCGAGGAGCTGGACGCGGGTGGTGATGGGGCAGTCGACGGGGTAGAGCACGGTGACCGTGGCGAGACCCGAGGTGCGGGCCGGCTTGTCGTCGGCGGCCGGGCGGGCGATGACGTAGGCAGTCCTGTGGATCGTGTAGGAGACGAGGCGGTCCAGCCGGAAGGAGCGTGCTTCCTGGCTGTCGCGGTCCATGCCCTTCAGGAGGATGTCGCCGGCGGCGCTGACGACGATGTTGTACAGCTCGACGGTGCGAATCGTCTCCGACCCGTCGGCCTTGGTGTAGGTGATGGTGACGGGGTGGCGCTTGTCGAGGGCGGTGATGAGGCGGGTGAGGGTCTGGGTGGTGGTCTCGTTCGCCGTGCGCCTCATCGGGTCCCCCTCGTTCACCGTTCTTTGTAGCCACAAAGCTACGGCATCTTGTGGCCACAAAACAAGGGGTGCGACCTAGCAAGTTGTAGCCACAATCCGGTAGGCTCGCGAGCATGGAAACCGAGGCCGAATACGACACCCCCCGCCGCTTCCGCGCCCCCGACGACGAGTGGGAGCCGTTCGAGGCCGCCACCCGCGCCGTACACCCCGAAGGCCGCAGCCCCCGCGGCCGCGTCATCCGCGAGTTCATGCGCTGGTACATGCGCCGCCCCGGAGCCAAGCTCCCCGAACGCCCGGCCGCCGGACCCTGGACCCGCAGCGCGAACGCGTGCAACGCCCCGGGGGACGCGCCCAACAGCTCTGGCAAGGAGCGCTGCGAGCTGCCTGCCGGACATGCCGGGCGCCACTACGAGGGGACCGTGACGTGGCCGCAGAAGAAGCGCCCGGTGAGCGGCGAGGAGAAGAACGCATGAGCGAGCCGCAGCAGCTCACCAGCGAGCAGGTAGCCGCACTGCGGAGGCAGCTCAACAACCGGCCCGTGCAGGCCCTCGGCACGATCGTGCGCGGTGAGCCCCTGCCGCCGCTCCCACCGTGCCCCGCGTGTGGGAATACTGCCGAGCGCGTCGACGAGCGGGTAGAGGATCCCCAGTTCGGCGTGTACGAGACGGCGCTGCTCGTGCGCTGGTCGCCGTGTGGGCACCGCTTCCGTGCGGTGGTCGACCCGGACGCGGGCCCGGTGCGCCCGGACGAGGAGCCCACGTGAGCGAAATACCAAGGGCCCCGCTCGGTCCCGCCGGGAACAACGTGCGGCGCAACGCCCGTCGCCTCCGCGAGCAGCGCGGGTGGTCGTACCGCGACGTGGAGGAACGCCTCTCGCGAGCTGGCCGTACGATCCCCGCGGTCGAACTGGGCTGGATAGAAGCCGGGGAACGCCGAGTCGATGTTGACGATCTCGTCGCGCTGGCAGCGGTCTTCGACCTGGGGATAGAGGAGTTGCTACAGCCGCCCGCCGAATGCGAGACCTGCCACGGCGCGCCGCCGGCCGGCTTCATGTGCTTGGAGTGCGAGACCATCGGGCTCCCCACCACGTACCCCACCGCATGACGAAGGCCCCGCCCGGACCACATCCGGAGCGGGGCCGCTGCACGTCCGGGCTCAGCCCGGGTAGTCCTCCCCGAGCACCTCGCGTCGGGCAGCCGCAACCTTCCGGTTGAGCGCGCCCGTCATCCGGAACAGCGCGACCGTCAACGCCACGAACACGAGCACGAGCAGCACCTGCGTGACCACGCTGACGACCGCAACGTCCTTCGTCGCGTTCGCGATCATCAACATGATCACGTTCCCCGCCAGCCACGCGAACCAGATCCGCGCCTTCTCGACTCTCACGGCTTTCTGCACATCGCTGTAACTCGACACCTGGTCCCCCCAAGGACGTGTGGATGGTGGCCGGATCGTAGCGCCGGCCACCGACAGCCCGCGACGGAATGGCGAAGGCCCCGCCGACGGGGGGGATTGCGGCGAGGCCTTCTTCAGGGGTGCCGGGCGTTACCCGGCGCGCAGCTTCCAGTGTGGCAGGCGCAGTCACCGCCCGAAGGCCCGAGCGAGAAACTCGGCCAATGCGAGCAGTCCGAGCCCGCCGAGCAGCGCGCCCGTGCTGACGTACCGGCCGTCCGGATCCGGGGTACTCCCGGGCACCCGCACGATCGACTCGCCGGCCGGGACGAGACCCCCGTGCTCACGGTCGCGGTGCCGTTGCCGGTAAGCCTCGGCCGTTCTTCGAGGGGCGGGCGGGCTCGCGGCGCGGCACTGCCGGCACCGGTACTCGTACAGCATCAGTGGGCCTTCTTCAGTGAGTGCGCGCGGTGGCGGTCGGCCGGATCATTGATGATCGTCATCCCCTCTCGGGACTCCACCCGCAGCGCGTTGTTGGTGTTGGTGTTGGCGTCCTCACCTGCGGCAACAACGTCAGCAGGGATGTCAACCGGTGCCGGGGAAGGGGCGGCCAGATCGTCGCGGTGGACGCCCGGCCCGTTCCCGGTGGCCGTGCGCACCCCGGGCCGCACGCGGATGCCGGCCGCGTCGAGCAGCTCGCGGACGGCGCGCGTGTCGGCGGCGTGGAGGGGCTGGCGGAGAGCGGTGAGGAGGACTCCGCGGTCGTCGCCGATGAGGTCGCGGACGAGGTCCTCGACGTCCTGCGGGTCGGGCTCGGCTGGCTGGTGTTTGGTGGGTTCGTCGCTCGGTTCGTCGGCCGTGGCGGGGGCTATGCACCAGGCGGCCACGCACCAGCCGACGATGGCTCCGGGCACGGCGAACCGGGCCGCGTGCGGAGCGTGGGCGCAGCCGTACACGGTCACGTACCCGCCGAACGCGAGCGCGGCGTACCGTTCCCAACCGTCGAGGTGTTCGCCGAGGAGGGTCCATCCGCGGTGTATGAGGATGCGGGTGCCTGCATACAGGGAGGCCCCAGCCCCGCGGACGGCGAGGATGGGGCGCAGCTCTGCGGCAAGTCTGCGGTGCAGGCGGGGGATGGGCTGCTCCCCCGGCTCTTTAACGATCTTCACTAGACGGCCCCCACCGCATGCGCCCCCGTCAGGATCAACGCCTGAGGCAGGCCCCAAATCCCGCCCGCCTGCGCCCACACCCCCGCCGCCAGGATCCCCGTGATCGCGGCCTTCCCAGGGGACAGCTCCCGGAAGTACATGAGCGCCGCCAGCCCGAGGCTGACCGCGCCCATACCCGCAGTACCGAACCCGCCCCCGGTGAACATCCCGGCGAACGCGTCGCTGACGCTGCGGCCGACGGTCCAGATGGAGCCCGCGGTCATGTAGAACGTGCCCGCGGCGACCCCGGTCCATTGAGCCTGGTCGGAGGTGAGGCGCTTGCGAATGCGGGACTTCTTCCCCCCGCCCCCACCGCCCTTGCCACCAGGCGCGCCCCCGCCTCCACCGCCCTTCGGCTCGCGGATCCCAGCGAAGAGGACCACGGTGAGCGCGGTAGCAATCCCGCCGGCGCCGACCGTGCCGAGGATGCGGCCGCCCTCGACGCTGATGGCCGGGGCTGCGGCGATGACGTGCTCGAACATGCTGATATCTCCTGGTCAGGTGGCGGCGGGTGCCCAAAGGGCGAGCGCGAGAATGGTGGTGGCGAGAGGGATACGGGCGGCCCACGCGAGGCCCGCCCACCAGTGGCGGGTGCGGCGGTCCCACACGTGGGCGACGAGCAGGCAAGTGCCGATGCCGAGGGTGAGCGCGCCGCTGGTGCTGTAGCGGGTGCCGCAGTCGGCGAGGGATGCGGCGCACTGCTGGTAGAGGCCGAGGCCCCACCCGGCCCCGGCCGCGGACGCGTTGTAGAGCAGGGCGCGGGTTTTGGGGCTGATCGCGGGGCGGGCCGGCAGGTGGGTGAGGGCGTCGGGGAGGTGGGGGCGCGGCCAGTAGTCGGGCTGCGGGGTGAAGCGGCCGGGCGCTGTCTCCTTGGCCTCGGGCTCCTCGTCGGCCTCGGCCTCGGGTTCGTCGTCGTAGATCTGGTCCCACCAGTCGTCGGCGGTCATGGTGTCTCCGAGGGCGTCGGGGCCTACGCCGCGGAGGCGCAGGATGTCGCGGATGGTGATCTCGTCGGGGCCCGGGTCGCGGCTCACGTGTAGAACCCCGTTCCGTCGCTGATCCGGCCGCGCGCGTCCTTGAGCCGACGGCCCGCGGTGGCCGGGCTCACGCCGAGGATTTGAGCCGCGGTGTCCTTCGTGAGCCGCTCCCCGTCCCTGAGCCGGGACGCGAGGGTGACGATCTGCTGCTCGATCCGATGGGCTTCGGGCTCAGGGTCCGGCTCACTCGGCTCAGCGGGGCTCACGAGGGTGGGCTCAGCCGGGCTCAAGACGGGCTCACGTGAGACGTGCTGGTCAACGGGTTGGGCGGGCGGCGGAGTCGAGGGCAGCACGGGCTCGGGTGCGGCGACGATGAGCGCGGTCTGCACGGTCGTCTCAAAGCCCGGCTCACGGTCGGGCTCACGGTCTGAGCCGGGCTCAGGCTCACGGATCACCGGCTCAGCCGGGGGCAGTGCAGGCTGAGCCGGGGCGTGCTCGATGTCGAGGACACCTGAGACCGGAGCCAAGTCCCGCCCGTAGCGGGTCAGGCGCAGCGCCATAACAGCCGACACCGGAGCCTTGCTGCGCCAGCGCCGCCCGTACCGGGCTCGCAGCCGGGCCCGCTCGACGAGCCGGGACTGCTCCAGCGCGATTACCTGGTCGTAGGAGCGCAGCTCCCACAGCTTCATACGGCGCCACAGCCGGAACGTGGAGATCGGGTCGAGGAACCAGCGCGCCATGCGGACGGAGTCCATGTGGCGGCCGGCCGTGATGTCGGCGGTCCGTCCGATCGCGTGGCGGGCCGCCTCGACGACGACGACGAACAGGACCGGGATCACGGCGTGCATGCCGGTGCCGATGGGGTCGGGCCAGGCGGCTGCGGCGTTGAACGCGATCGTCGCTGTGGTGAGGAGCCATGCGGTGTGGCGGAGCATGGCGAGCGGCATGCGCAGCCACGTGAGGAGGAGGTCAAGGGCGAGGAGGACGAGGATTCCGGCGTCGATGCCGATGGGGAAGGCGTGCGCGAAGGCGCCGAAGCCCTTGGCCGTGGCGAGCTTGGCGACCGCGGCGTAGGAGCCGACGAAGCCGATCGCTGCGATCACGGCCGCTCCGGTGGCGACGGCGATGATGAGTCGGCGTTGCAGGTCGGTGACCTTGGGGCGGTCGCTGGGCGTCTTCACGGTGGTCTCCGGGTGGCGGGGAGAGGGGCGGTGCGGGGTCAGCGCTGCGCGCACTTCGCTTCGACGAGCTGCGCGGCCTGGTCCCAGTCGACGGAGTCGTCGCCGGCGCCGATGCGCATCTGCTCGGCGCCCCAGTCGGTGCCGTAGAGCGCGAGGCCGAAGCACATGGCGTCTTTGTCGGCTTCGGTCTGCTGGTCCCAGGAGAGGTCGACGACGGTCTGCGTCATGTCGTCGGCGGCCGGGGTGGTTTCGATGACGGTGGTGGTCGCGGGGTTGTCGCTGCTGTCGCTGCTCCCGGCCGACGTGCAGGCGGTGAGGGCGAGTACGGCGGCGGCGCATATCGCGGCGAGGGCGTGGCGGATCTTCATGAGCGTGGGTCTCCGTGGAAAGGGCCGGGCCGCGCGCTGGGGGATGTGCGCGCGACCCGGCGGTCTGGTGGGGCGGTTGGTCTAGCGGGGCCGGTACCAGGGGCCCTTTTGGTCCTGCTGCCGGTCGGCGTCTTCCCAGGCTTGGCCTTCGGCGGCGGCTCTGCGGATGCTGCGGGCGGAACTGCCGCGGCGGCCTTCCTTGGTGGCCTTGCGGGCGGCTTTCTCGCGGTCCTTGGTGGACGGGTTCGACGCGTACGGATTCGCGGCCTTCAGACGGCGGTCGAGGAAGAAGCCCATTAGCGGGCGCCTCCGCCCGGGAGAATTCCCTGACGTGTGCCGGGTCCGCCTTGTGCTTGCTTCTCGCGGGCGGCGGCTTGCGTGGCGGCGTAGTCCTGCTGGGCGCGGCGCAGCAGTTCCGCGGCGCTGGCCTGCGGGTCGGTGGCGACGGGCTCGATCATCGGGCACCCGCGATCTCGCGCAGCCGGGCCGCGTAGGCGCCGCGGGTAGTGGGCTCGGTGACCTCGGGGATGAACTCCAGGAGCAGCGCCGCGAATCCGTTGGTGACGTCGTCGGCGAGGGTGCGTCGGTCGGCCGCGGTGAACTCGGCGTCGGCCGGCTGCTCGGGGTCGTGGTCGAGGCGGTCGGCCATGGTGATGAGGTGGGCGCGGGGGACGGTGTAGGTGGGCTGGTCGCTCATGCGGTCGCCGCCGGACGAGAAGGGGCGTGCCGCCTCGCAGCGCTGCTCCGCGTCCAACCGCGCTGGCACTCCTTGCACCTGCGAGTGCCGTTCGATTTGAAGTACGTGTTGCTCTCGTCGAACGGGTGGCCGTGTGTGCAGTGAGTCTTGCGGGCCTTATTGGAGCGGCGGCTGTTCTCCAGGGGCGTCACCGGTTCCAGGTGCGCAGGGTTGATACAGCGCCGGTGCATGCAGTCGTTGCCGCCGTTGCACTCTTTCGCTGCTGTGTGGCAAACGTGGTCGATTTGCAGGCCTGCGGGGACCGGCTGGACCATCGCTTCGTAGGTCGCGCGGTGCGCGAACTGGTGCTTCCCGTCGACCCTGGTCCTGCCGTACCCCTCGATGTCGACGTAGCCCGTCCAGATCAGGCAGGCACCGCGCCCGGCGACCGCCGTGCTCAAGAGCCGGATGGCGAGCGGGCTGGGGCTGAACGGCACGCCGGGGCTGCCCGGCGGTTGGATGTCGCGGATACGATCCACGGTGGACCTGCTCTTTCGTCGCTGTGAGAGGGGGTCCACCCCTCGGCCCGGAGTTCCAGCTCCACATGGGCCGAGGGGTTTTCCCTTTACCGAGTACGACCGTAGCGAGAAGTGTGGACAATGTCCACACCTCTCCGAGAGGATTGGCCCATGCCCGACGCCCCCCAGCGGCAAGAGCCGGAGAGGGAGACGATGACCATCCCGAAACTCGCCGAGAGGGTGGGGCGCAGCCGCACCCTGATCCACCGGCTTGCGACGAACCCCGCCGAGGGGTGGCCCGCTCCTGTGTTCAAGGCCGGTAGCTCGCGCCCGGAGTACGACGTCCGTTGGTTTGATCAGTACTGGACTGAGCGACAGGCGGGTATCCGGCAGGGGAAGCGCACCGACTTGGACAAGCCAGAGGAGTGATCATCATGAGCGACACCACCTGGGGCTGACACCCCGCACACGACGAAGGCCCCTGCTGACTTGGGAGCAGCAGGGGCCTTCATGCTGTCCGTCACCTTCCGCTACCCGGCTGCCCGGGCGTACGGTCGCTGCACTCCACATTGGGGGGCGCCCGCGGAGGCGCGCGGCCCGCTGTTTCTCCACCGCAGCGGGCCGCGTTCATGTCCGGACGTGCGAGCGCCCGCCCCCGGAGCGTGGGACGGGCGACGCGGCGCGGAGTCTGTGACCCTTGGCCTTGCGGCTCGGGCGGCGCGTACCGCCGGGCCCTCGTGTCCCCGCTCCCGGAGACAAGCGGGCGTTCCCTCGACGCGATTTGAACGCGCAACCTCCCCGCCGGGCGCTCTTCCAAGTTGAGCCACGAGGGAACCCGACCAGTATGCCGCGCCCGTCAAACAGGCTGCTGCCACGTCGTCAACGGCGGGTCCTCCCGGATCGGGCACTCGATACAGCCCCCGTCGCGGGCCTGCTGGCACTGCTCCAGGTGGCGGCGCCCCGATGCGAACACCGGGGTGCGCCAACGCCGTTCGTCGGGGTCACCAGCGACGATCCAGTCCGGGCCGACGGCTTCGATACGGACGCATTGGTCGTGGTCGCGGCCGAAGGCTCCGCCGGCGTCGCGGTGGATGACGTCGCCGGGCGCGAGGGGGCGGAGAGGTTCAGGCATCGGCCGGCTCCTTCTGGTCGAGGGCGCGGGACGGGTGAGACTTCCAGAACCCGCCTTCACGCGCTTTCCGTCTGCGGTAGTAATCGCGTTGCGCAACGCGGGCACAGATGCGGCACCTACGCCGCCTACCGCCGTGGGTTGGCTTCACGTTGCGATCCGCCAAGGGGTGGCCTTGTGCGCACACCTCGTGTGGCTTGTCACCCCCTGCCGCGCGCCCGCGCTTCACCATGTCTGCCACGTTGGCGCCCTGGCTGCCGACGTAGATGTGTGCAGGGTTGAAGCAGGGCGGGTTGTCGCAGTGGTGCAGCGCCTTCTGCTCCGGATCATTGAGGTCCAGCCCGTACACGAGGTACGCGACCACTCTGTGAACCCTGCGCACCCTTCCGTGCCAAGAGATGCGTCCGTAGCCGTGTTCTGTGCGACTGCGTGTCCATTCCCAGCAGCCGGCATCTGTGATGAGGCGATGCGCTAGAAGCCGATCAGGTATCACCGTTCAACTCCTTGATCGTCGGGCACGGCCACGGGACGAGACTGTCGTATGCCCCGGTGCAGTGGGCGCAGTGGCCGGGATCGTTCTCCCAGTCGTGGTGCAGCGCGCGCACGCGGTCGGCCGCGGTGAGGAGTTGCTCGCGGGTCGGCTTCACGTACGGCTCGAACCAGGCGGGCGGCTTCGTCTTCAACGGCACGCTGTGGGTCTCGTAGGCATCCCTGCCGCGGGGGTCCATCACCTTCGCGCCCGTCTCGGTCCGAACGAACGTCTCGTATCGGATGGCCCGGCCATCGTCGGTGTCCACGATGAGGAGGTCTCCGTCGACGGGCACGGTGTGCGGGTCGATGCCGTTGGTGGTGAGCCATTCGGCGAGTGCGGTCCGGCGGGACCAGTCGGTTTGGATGGCCATCAGTGCTGCTCCCTGGGGTCGGTGCCGTAGTCGCCGGCGGCGAGGCGTTCGGGCTGCTTGCAGACGTCCCAGTCGCAGGGGGTGCCGGGCTCGGTGTGCCAGCACTGCACGGGCGGGTCGTCTGGGTCGGCGTCCACCTGCCGTACGGGCTCGGTCGCTTCGGTCGCTGCCGCGCCGGGCGCATCGTGGTCGAGGGCGGCTTGCAGCAGCTCGGCTCCACGCTTGAGCTGGTCTGTGCGCTTGGCCCACAGGGCGGCGAGAGTGCGTACACGGGCGAGGGCTGCCTCGGCGCGGGCGGCCTTGCGGGCGAGCCCGGTATTGGCCTCGTTGAGCTCGCCTACGACTTCCTCGTACCGGGCGAGGTCGGCGTACAGCTGGTCGAGTGCGTCGCTGTTGATCGTGTCGGCGGTGTGGCGGTCGGTCATTTGGTCCTCCGTGCTGCGCGCTGCATGGCACGCCGGGTGGCGCGGTTCGGTCGGGGCGGGAGCGGGTCGTTCATGCCGGGCGTGGTCGTGTCGAGGTCGCGGGAGGCAAAGCGGGGCGTGTCGCCAGACCTGTCGATGAGGATCTCGCCGTGCAGGATGAGCTGGGCTTCCCAGTTGGTGCCCGGGGCGGGCGTGTGCTCGCCCCGGGGTGTACGGCTCGGCCCGGTCATGCCGCGTCGTCCATGCCGAGCCCAGCCACCAGCTCGTCGAAGGCCGCGCGTTCCTCTTGGCTGATCACGGGCCGGACAACCGCAGGCCGGGCCGCACGCTCCAGCTCGACGCGCACCGCCCGGAGTTCGTCGGCGTGGGTGGATTCACGGAGGCCGGCCACGATGGTGGCGATGGATGCGGCCGCCATGATGATGCTGGTCCAGAGGGGGACGTGGCCGAGGGTGGCGATGGTGCAGAGGGCGAGCCAGAGGGTGACTGCGGCGTAGATGGCGCAGAGGAAGCGGCCGTGGTTGGTCATCGCTGCGCCTCCGGGTCGTCGTCGGCCGGGTCCCAAGTCGCAAGCGGATCGCGCTCGGTGGTGGCCCACACGCGGGTCGGACACGGGTACCGCTGCTCGCACTCGACGCAGAGGCCGCTGACCAGGCCGCCGGGGAACTGCTCGGGGACGTGCGCGTCGGCGATGCGGCCGAGGCGCGCCTCGGGGCTGTCGAGGAGGACGATCCGGGTGGCGCCGCCGTGCCCGTGGACGCCCTTGACGGAGACGATCCCCTCGGGGTGGGGGGTGGTGGTGGGCCAGCGGCCGAGCCAGTGGACGGCGGCGTGGCCGTCGCTGAAGATGACGCCGTCGGCGACGTGCCCGGTGCCGCTGACGCCTGAGATGTCGGTGTCGCGGCGGAGTTGGAAGTGGCGGGGCGGCGTGGTCATCGGGTCCTCCGTGTGCGGATGCGGGTGGTGAGGGCGCGCCCGCCCCGCCGGATGGCGAGGAGGGCGCAGACGGCGAAGGGCCAGAGAACGATGGCGACGCCGAGGACCCAGCCCCAATCGACGCGGCTCACGAGGCCTCCCAGAGGGTCCGCGGGATGGCCTCCGTGCCAGTCGCCGTGCGCGGTCGGCTCGGCCTGTCCCAGCCAGGATTCGCGGGGCGTTCGGCGAGGACGCGCCACCCGGCAGCGCGGAGGCTGGCGCCGGTCTCTCCGGCCTGCGTGTACGTGATCAGTCGCGTGTAGCCGAGGGCTTTCGCTGCGCGCCATGCTGCGCCGTACAGCAGCGAGTTGCAGTTGCGGGTGCCGTCAGCGGCGGTGCGGGTGACCTCCAGCGTCTGGCCGTTGTCGAAGAGCCGGGCGATGGGGCGGCCGACGACGGCGACGCCGTGCAGAACACCGTCGTCGTCTGCGGCTCCGACGGCGAACACCATGCCGACCGGGGGTTGGTGGTGGCGATGCCACATGGCGACGAACGCAGCAGCATCCCGGAAGCGGACGGGGACCAGGTGGAGAGTCACGGCGTCCACCCTCCGGGGTTGAGGCGTCGGTCGGCTTCCTCGATCAGCACCCGCAGCCGATACGAGTGCGTGCCGGATACCGCAGCCAGGGCGGCGACTTCTTCGGCGTCCAGTTCGATGTGGACGCGCTTCTCGCCTTCGCGCCGGTTGGTGTAGACGATCTCCATCACGCTGCCTCCTGGTACCCGGGGACGTCTGTGGGCTCGTTGTGGCGCGTGCGGTGCCTGCGTGCGTGGATTCGGGCGCGGAGCCTCCCGCGTCGCCACGACGGGCCGCGCAGCATGCGCCGTGCCGTCTTCCAGCCCTGCGCGACGGCGAGCATCGTCGTGAACAGGACGACGGTGGCGACGAACGCGGCGGCCATGAGCCAGGCGACGATGGCCCAACCGACGGAGACAGCGGTGTTGATGGCCTCAGCGATCACGAGGCGGCTCCGTGGGCCTGGTACTTGGTGAAGCATCCGTAGCAGCGCCACCACTGCGCCCGGCGCCATGGCCAGCGGTGCATCCGGACGATGGCCCGCTTGACCCCGCAGGCGGGGCAGGGCGGCGGCAATTGTTCGTCGGCCATGGTCAGGCCTCCTTGCCGGGCTGGGACACGACGGCGTGCTTGCGGTAGGTGGGCGACAGGCCGCACAGCAAGCAGCCGCCGGTGGGCTCGTCGAGGACGAAGGCGTGCGGTACGTCTTGCGCGTCGCCCGCGGTTCCGTCGATCCCCGCTGCACGGCGGGCGGTGTCGCCCCGCTCCTGGAAGTCGGACTGCTCGGCGTAGTCGCACTCGGCGTTGCAGGCGTGGCACCACGGGTCCCCGGCAACCAGCGGTGAGGAGTTGGCGCGGTGGTCGGCTCGGCCGTCGTGGTCGCGTTTCGGGTGGCGGCAGTGGGCGCACCGCGGGCTCGGCGGGCGTGGCGGGCCCTGCTGCGTCTCGGGCTGCTGCGCCTCGCCGGCCATGCGGCTCGGGTCGGACGCGTCGTCGGCCATGAGCGCCGTGGTGATCAGCCCCCTGTAGTCGAGAGCGCTTCGGCCTACGACGGCTTCCGACTCCAGAGCGGAACGAACCCGCTCCATCGCGGCCTCGGCACGTTCGGCTCGACGCAGGTTCTCGTACCGGATGCGGCGCAGTTCGTCGACATCGACGGCGGCCCGGTCGCTGCACTGCGGGCACTCGGCGGTCTGGCTGGGGGGCGCAGACGGCACGGCGGCGGCCCGGGACGCGTCGTAGGCGGTGAGCAGCTGCTCGGCCTCATCCCACGGCATGCCATGCGCTTCGGGGACGGGATGCCAGTCGGGCGAGGACAGGGCGGACAGGACGGCAATGCGGGGGTCGGTCATGGTGTGGCTCCTTGATCGTGCGAGAGGATTGGGGGGCCGGCCGCCCGCGGCTCCAACGCGGGCGGCCGGTGCTGCGTTGGTCACTCGTCCGTCTCGTCCGCGCCCCACGCCTCGCACGCGGACTCCAGCTCCCCGGCCCGCCCCCAACGCGCAGCCGGCATGGACTGATTGCGGTGCTCCACCAGCGCCCGGACGCTGTCGACGACGTACTCCGGAGAGGCGTAGCCCTCCGCCGTGAGGGGCTCCGGCTGCTCGGTCTGCCCGTGGGAGTCGACACCGGCCGCCCACTGCCACGACGGGCCGCGCTCCGGCTCGCCTTCCTCGATGCCGGTGTGCCACTCCCAGATGAGGACCAGGCCGTTCGGGAAGCGCTCCTCATCGAGGCCGCTGCTGTCGGTGTCGAGGTCAATGACGGCGTTGAGGTAGCAGTACAGGCCGCGGGTTTCGCCGTCGGATGTCCACCAGTTGTCGGGCTCCAGGCCAGCCGCGGTGAGGGCGTCGGCGACGGCGGTGATGTACGGGTCGTGGGGCAGTTGGCGGTCGGCCGGCTGCTCCTCGGCGGTGCTGCCGGCGTGGTCGGGACAGAAGTCGTCCCCGTCGCCGGTGTGCTCCCAGCCCTCGTTGTCGACAAGGTGCTTCCGGGCGACGGCGAGGCGCTGCTCGCTGCTCATGTCCTCGCGGACCATGTAGTCGCCGGTGTTGCGGACGCCGCAGTGGTCGCAGAACACGGTGATCTGGGTGGGGTAGTACGGGCTGTCGGGGTCGCGGAGGATCGCGGAGACGACCTCGGGGGTCAGCGACTTGGGCGTGGCGTCTGGGGTGTTGTTGCTGGTCACGGGTGCTGCTCCTGTCTCGTTGTTCAGTACGGGCGGTGGTGTTACTGACCGGTTGTTCAGTAGTGGACGGGGCCTGGTGGCGGGCCGGTGGGGCGTGTGTGGGGGGTTGCGTGTGCGCGGTCAGGCGGTGGGTTGTGGCTGGTTGGCGATCTCCAGGAGGACGGCGGCGTGGCAGTGGTCGGGTTGTCCGGGCTGGGGTGGGGGGCACCAGCACATGAGGTCGCGGTCGGCGAGCTGGCGGCGGGCGGCGGCCAGTAGGCCGGGCTGGCTGGAGAGCCAGGCGCGGTACCAGGTGACGGCGATGCGGCGTGCGTCGTGGTCGCTGGTGCCGCCGTAGATCACGCCGTCGGTCCGGGAGTCGATGACTGCGTGGGTCGGGCCGCACTGCTTGACGGTGTAGGGGTTGCCCCATTGGGTGCCGCGGCCGACGTAGGTGGCGCCGTGGGGTGCGCGCCAGCCTTTGGTGCGGCGGCGTTGGATGCGGCGGGGTTGGGGGTCGAGGGTGGGCTGTCGGGTGGTCATGCGCTGTGCCTCTCTGTGTGGTTGGTGGTGGGGTGTTGGGGTGTGTCGGGGTGGCTGCCGGTGGCGGGGTCGCAGCCGATGTGGGTGTCGTATCCGCGGTTGGCCCAGTCGGTGTTCATGGGGGTTTCGCAGATGGTGCAGAGGGGGGTGTCTGTGGCACCTGTGCCAGGGCTTCCCTCCCCCTTCCCCTCTCGTAGAGGGGGGGAAGGGGGGGAAGGGGGGGTTCCCGCTGGTTCCCGAGAGGTTCCCGGGGAATGGTTGACCTGGGGTTTTTGCAATCCCTTTGAAGTTCCCGGGGAACGTTCCCCGGGAACGTCTTCCGGGAAGGTCTCCGGGAACCCTTCGCGGGAACCCGAGTTGTCCCGGTTCTTCCGGTTCCTGACGGCGGCTTCGATCTTGATTTTCGCGGCCCTGATCCCGGCTCCCGCGAGAGCCGACTTCGTCCGCGGGTTACCCGCATCGTTCGGCAGACCAAGGCTGTCAATCTTCGCCATGAGCCACTCGACGGAGCCCTCTTCCACCGCCTGCTGCGGACGGTCGTACTCCATGAGGACGTGGCGGGTGCAGCCGGGCCGGTAGCGGTCGCCGTCCTTCTGTGACTGCCGCACCAGGACGAAGGCGTCCGGTCCGATCCCGGTACGGGTGTGGGTCCGCTTCAGGACGAGGGTGCCGCCGCCCTGCGCGCGGAGCTCCCATACGTGGTCGACGTCCTGCGTCTTCGCGGACGAGCCGCGGGCGCCGCGCTCGCCGTCCTTGCCCATGTGGTCGAGGCGTATGGACGCGATGCCGGCGCGCTTCAGGGGGAGCAGGGTGTGGCGGTAGA